CGGGGTTCCACCAGAGCCTAAGACGGCTCGAAAGACGTAGGGGTTATCCCCACGTCAGACCATCTGGCACCCAATACATCGGGCGCCTCTCGGTTACACATCTGCCAAAAAGACCTCTTACAGGCTCGCTATTACGCGAGAACCTTACTTCCTCCAGATTGGAAACCTGGTGAGAGTAGAGATCGCACTTCCTCAACCGTCTACCTTGTGGGTAAATCGGTCTAGAAAGCACGATGCTTTTATAGGGTTTGCCTTCGCTCCATTTATTGCGAACGAAGGTGACCCCCTTAGGCAAACATGCTTTCGGCTTGTATTCTTCAGGTGATAACTGACACTCATTATAAGCGCCAACCGTGTTAATACTCGCCTTTTGTAGCCAGGTCGCTACCAGTCTATACGCTGCATTGAATTTACGCAGCACTGGCTTGACCTTAACCGCAGTACCAACCCTCATATTTTCAAAACAAGGATGTCTTGGTAGACACATTGCTTCGTCATAGGAGGTTATTATACCATTGTCTCCTTCCACCGCGGGCGTCTTAGTGCTATTCCAAGGGAATGGAATATGACTTTTCAGCTCTTGGTAAATCGGAAAGAAACGACTATCGGCATACTGGCAAGCTCCGCGCCTCGCGGCGTAGAGTCTTAGTTTATTGGCTATTCGAAGGACGTATGGTACGCCTTGTACCTCTTCCTCAGGATCTTTCGACCCTTTCAGAAAGAAAGGTCTTACATCGTTGCCTTTAAACCAATCGGTGCCACAACTCTCAAAGAAGCTCCCAGCCAGGAAGCTCTTCGAACTGTTAGTCTCGAAACCGAGGTATTCGAGCCTCTCGATATACTCACTTGCGTAAGCCCTAGGCAATATTATATCATCACCAAAGACCGTTACAAGGTCCTGTTCACCCCTAGGAACCACCGTCAAGGCAAGAGCAAAGAAAATCAAGCTCTCAACCTCAAAGGTGAAACCGTTACCCATGCTGGAGAACTTCTCCATTAGCAGAGGTTCGCTGCCTTTATCCATTAAGATGTATTTGGTGCGGAATAAATCCAACAACTCAAACCACCTCTCAGGGAAGGCGAGGAAAACAAGAGCCCAACACACTGTGTCGCTCGCAGCTTTAAGGTCGATAGTACATAACCCCAAGCTGTAGGCCTTTTGGGCCAATTTGCGATTGACATCTGTCTGTGTGTTGAGATCAAGGCCAAAGTGTTTGAGCTTTAACCGCAGGAGCGACCCCACGCTTAATTGTCCGAAGACGTTCAGCGTAGGTTGTTTATCACAACCACGATCTGTTCTCGCTTTCTTTGGAACAGTAAAGAACTCACCACCTCTAACGATGAAAGGAGACCATATAGAATTAACTAACAGTCTTACCTTCCACTGGGGGGACTCAGGGAGGTTTAGCTCGACAGGATCACGTGTCTCGATGCGATGTTTATACATCGAAGACTGATCTTCTGCCCAGC